TTCCGTCTGCACCATCTAATACTGTTTTAAATATAGGAACTGACGCCGGTGTCAATACAAATACTAAGAATTTTATCGCCTACTGCATATCACCCGTTGCCGGATATTCTGCCGTGGGTTCGTACACCGGCAACGGTTCATCTGATGGTCCGTTTGTGTACACCGGTTTTAGGCCGAGGTTTGTATTTGTCAAAAGGACTGATGCCGCCGGAGAAAATTGGTGGATTAAAGATACAGCTAGAAGTCCTTATAACCCAATGGCTGAAACATTGTTCCCCAGCAATTCCGACGCTGAAATCTCTAATCAAACAGCGCGATATTACGATTTTCTTTCAAATGGTTTTAAGCTGCGTGGGACTGATACCGGCTCAAATGCATCTGGTGGAACGTATATCTACGCCGCATTTGCTGAGCGTCCATTCAAAACCGCCCGTGCTCGTTAAATCATGGCATTTAAAATCATCATCACAGTTTTAGCACTTGCGCCTAATCTTCTCATTGGCTACTTATTTCTCAATAAGGATGCGATTATTGAGAATCAAAAGAAAGCTCTTTTAGGGGCTATTTCTGGTCAAATGTCTAGTCAATTGACTAAGCAAACTGACGCAATCAAGGGTAACATGGGATCAATGTTTACAGACACTATTAAGCCCGAAATCAAAGCAGGTGATAAGAAGACTTTAGACGCAATCCCAACTACTACTGGTCCTGCGTTACCCTTTTAGTAATGCCTTCGATACCTGATCTTACAGTCAGGCCTTTGCGTGATACGTCAATAGCGCCGATACACGGCTGGATTGCTGTGCCACCGGTTGTCAATGCGGTATCGCCGCCAGTAACTTTAAACCTCGGTACGCCTATTATTCAAATACCTGGCTGTGTAAAGGCGCATCCGGGTTCTGATAAGTCAAATCAGATAAATGATGATGACCCCAAAGGTGTAAGGGTTTATTGTGATGCAAATCAGCCAACATTTTCACCCCTTGACTACACTCCTGAAAATTTAATTTACCAAAAACCGGCTAAATTTCCTGGCTATAAAGGTACCGACTCTAAAACAAATACCGAAGAAGTTAGTGAAGATGTTCCTAACACTTTACCATCGATACCGCCTGTAGATCGGCCTATCAACACCAGTGGCGACGAAGAGGAAGAAAAAGAAGAAGTTGAATTATCCTGCGCCGAAGGTTATAATTTGGTCGACAAAAAATGTATAGAAATTATTGAAGAGGTAAAGGCAGAGGTATCTTTTTCGGAGAAATATCTCCCAACTTTGGCACAAACAACAACGACAGCAACTATAGCAGTTGTGGCGACAACTTCTGCGCTGATGGCCAAACCACTCGCTGATCTACTTTTAAAACTTGTAAAACCTACCGTGAAGAAGATAATGAAGAAGATTGCTTCGTTGAGAGGACAGTCCCAGAAGGTGGAGAGTGTTTCACAGCGTCAGCTTGCTCAGCGTGATCGGAATCGTGCGATTCGTGCTCTACGGCTTGCTTTAAAGAAATAGGATGATAATGCGGTACTAAAGTATCTCCTGGCATTCTGACTACAACGTCTTTACACACATCAAAATAAGGAGATTTTGGGTGGAAAGTTATGCCTTTTTTTGCTAGCTCGCCGCAATTTTTAAGTCGTGCGATTTCAAAATCCAACCTCCGATTAGCAAGCACTTGTTGTTGAAGAGCTATTTGTGTGTCGACAGCTTTTTTGCAGCGGGTCTGTAGGCTTCTGTCTAAAGGAAAAGATATTGTGGCGGACAATCCAGCATTTAAGGTATGCGAATTTTTTTGTCCAGTTCTAATATCCTTCCAATAAAGAATATCACCTGGATTATCAATAACTCCATCTTCGTCTACATCACTGACATCATAGACAGGATCTTTGTAGTAGTCTTCAAAAGGTTTTTGGAAGGAGTTACTGTTAGTAATAAAAGGAGTGATATTTAATGTCGGACCTTGACATTGAATGCCAGCGCCATAAGTATTAGTAATATATGGACCTTGCAATACCTGGATTGCCTGATTTGTCACTGAGCCGCTGCTTGTCGCAACAGGATTTGCCGTTGCACTTACACCGCCAACATCAGCTGCCATACAAGGTGACGCTAAAGAAACTAAGGCACTTACTGAGAGAATATGGAAGTACTTTCTGTAACACTTTGGACCTCTGTGGTCCTTTGAATTATGGTCTGGTTCGACAACCCTGGGCCAGTCAAGGTCTCTGTGAACTGAAATCCTTTCCCGGGATTTACTATTTCCCATTTCGGTTTGTTCGCGGTATCTAGAGTTGTCCATGTACTTGTGACTCCGTTGACCGTATTTGAGGCCGAGCCGGTAGCACTTGGCGCGAGACTCCCGCCAGTATTTTTTATATTGCTACCAGTCACAGAGTACTGGTAACCTGTATTGTAGTCAATTGAATTAATAGTTTCGGTTACTTTTGTTGTCGTCTCAGTTTTGCTCTGTAAGCTACCCTGAGTGAAATTTGGAACTACAGGAACCGAGAACCCAGCTTGCGAAAGGCCGTGCACAATACCTAGGCAGAAACCTAGTACAAGCGAATCGCGAAGGTTATACATTTCAACGCACAGTGACCTCGCTGACGTGCTGTCCTGTTACCGTGGTGCCTGCGCCGCCAGCGGTGATCGTCATTGCACCATCTGTGGCAATTGTCCCAGCTAAGCTACCTGCTAGACCGCCAGAGGACGTTGTTGTTGAACCCAACATTGGAAGGGATGGCACGACACCAGACGTAACTGTTGTTCCACTGGTCACGTCATCGCCTTCAATATATGATTCACTGAATGTAAACGCATCGCCAGCAGTTGTGATTTCTGCACCCATAGGGGTGTATCCGACTGCTGTGCCAGATGAAAGAGCACCTAGGCCGCCAAAGGAGCTACCTGACTTGACGGAGACATTCGAACCACTTACAGAATAAGTACTTCCAATGCGTGTAGCCTGACTGGCTGCGCCATCGACAGTCAGCTGCACTGAGCTTTGTAATTTATGTGTAATATCGGCACGTGCAGCCCCTGCAAACAAAATAATTAACGCGAAGATACGGAGCATGGTTTTATCTACACTACTCTGATATTAAACGGAGGAAACACAGTATGATATTAAATGAAAGTGGTTGTATTCATGGCTGATGTTGTAAAAGATGAATCCAAAGACGTAAAAAAGAAAGGCGTCTTTGCAAAACTTAAGGAGAAAGCAGCAGATAGCGAAGAAAATTTCGCAATACTCTCAAATTTTGTTCGCCTTGGCGTGTTGATTTGGAGTGGTGGAATCCTCACTTTAAATTACGTGACCATTCCAGGATTAGCGCAGCAGAAAATCGATCCGACGTTCATTGCTAGCGTCTTTACGGGAGTTCTTGCTAGTTATGGCGTACAAACAGCGAAGAAATCTGGTGATGGCACGATGAAGATGAACGGGGGAGCAGGTATAACAAAGGCTGATATTGAGAAATTGATTGAAAAAGCAGCTCAGACAGCGCCAGCTCAAGTAATTAGGGTTGAACAAGCGCCTCTTAAAATTACGACTTCAACCGATAAAGACGACACCTATAAAATGTAAAAATGAATTGTAAACCTCTTGTCATTAGCGTAGCTACCGTAATTGGTATTGCCCATCTTGGTGTACTTGGACACTTGCTTCAGGTAGTAAAGGAGGACAACAAGGTGATAATGCCGTCTATTAATCTACCAACAGGTCCTTATTCCTCTTATAAAGTCAATGTAAGTAAACAGGGCTATCAGCTGCAGTACAACGCCAATGATCCAAAGGTGCTGAAGTCTCGTAGAGTCCTTGATTTAAATGAAGCTAGGGATATAGGTGGAGGCCTTTTCAAGCCAGCACAAAAAACACTCGAAGATCGCAGGGAATATGAAACACATGAATACACAATGGATGGATATCGGAATACAGGTGAGGGTGGTCCTGTCAATTCGGGAAAGTTGACTGCAAAACAAGTAGAGTGTATAAAGGCGGCAGGGTCTGGAGAGAGCACAGGTGCGATAGTTGGCGCCGGTATAGCAGGTAGTGTTGCTCCCGCCTTGACTGCTATTCCATACGTAGGGTGGCTGGCAAGTGGTTGGGCTGTTATGTTTGGTCAGGATAAAGGAGCTGAGCTTGGTGGCACAGTTGCTACTGCTCTTAAAGACTGCGATGCCTAACCATGATGAAGAAGACGATATTTACTTGACTATTGAATTTCATCAAAGTGATATAGCTCAGCTAGCTGAGTCCGTAGAGTTCCATTGGAAAAATTGGCCTGGCAGCCCACAAAGGCCGGTAGAAGAACAAGAACGTCTTTATCGCCTTAAGGCAATATTACGTGTTGCCATGCTTGAAATTATGTATCATAAAAAAGAATAGAATTTTTCATGGCAAGGGAAGTAAGTATCAGGGCTGTAGTCAATACAAATTTTGTAGTGCTTTCAGATAATGATAAGCGTGGGGAGTTTCTCAAAGATCGTCGAATACCTAGCTGCAAGTTACTAGAAGAACTGGAGTCCTCACTTGTAGTTGATTCGCCACTCGGAACTTGGCTTTTGGTTAAAGACGATTGGGTAATCGAACAAGATGAACCAATTATTAAGCCTTACAAGGAAAAAGACGGCTTTCGTTTTCTTGAAGGATTTCCTTACTTTCATTTACCGGTCGAGAAAGAGCACGACCATCGAAAAGGACTTATCTACAGCACGGCCAGTGCATTGATAGGTTTAAATATGGGTCCTATTAAAGAGCTAAATGATTACTTAGCTGCAGTCTATAAGCACGGTACGGGTACTTACAAGTCCGATAACCGTGCAGGACTGTCAGAAATTGGAGTCGGCTGCACGGTCTCTCACTCTATCGGCCCTGATGAGATTGAAGACGAGATCGATGAAGGGCGACCCGTGGTTGTGGCTATCGTCGCTAAAGGAACCTATAGAAAACCTTTCGGACTGACTTATTACGTTTGTGTTTACGGTTATAGCAGCGATTCTTGGCTGCTTCACGACCCCTGTGGCCGACTCGATCTGAAAAACGGGCTCTGGGAATCAACCGTAGAAGGTGCAGGCAAAGGAGTTAGTTATGACAGAGAACTTTCAGAAAAGCGGATATTTTACGGAGGTGGGGCCAGTGGCTGGGGTTTCATAAGATTCCATGAATTGTGAGCTATACTGATTCCAAATAAAAGAAAGCAATGGAAGAAATCCTTAACGACACAGAGGATAAGCTGCTTTTACAGCAGCAGGAGCTTGCAGGCAAGATCCGTGCTGGTGAGGATGCATTGATGCGAGATAAGGAGTTATATCTGAAGGTCACTGGTGCTCTCGAAGGGATATCAATCGTCAAGCAGCGTATGGCTCCCAAGCTGACCGAGGCTATCTCTGAGGATGATTGAGATGATGGAGGGCCTCACAAAGAGCCGTTATAGGGCATTAGAGACGGTTGCTGAACACTTATCACCTCCGTCACGGGAGATGCGCTTGGAGGCAATTATTAAAGACATACCAGAAGAAGATTTACGCTGGGTTGTTGACAAATTGCATTATTTTATTTTAAAAATTCTAGAAGACGCTGATATTGATCCCGCAGAAGAGGATTGTGACTTCCTGTCGCCTGGTTTGACTGATTAATAGGAGCGGAGGGGGTCGAACCCTCACGACCGCTGTGGTCTCAGGATTTTAAGTCCTGTGTGTCTACCAATTCCACCACGCTCCCAGTGGTGCAAGCTTAACGCATAGCACAAGTGTGTGCAGCCTAAAGTTTTGACATAGCTGGAATACCACAAGTGTTTCATTGCGAGCAAGACTTACTGGTTAACTTAATTGTTTTAAGCCCCAAGGCTGCTCGTCGAAAATTTAGAGCCTACATATTTGAGAGTTGGGATTGGGAATGTGCTTATTGCGGTAAAAAATTAAATCCAGATACTGCAACAATTGACCACATTTTACCAAAACATAAAGGTGGTCATAACATTCGGTCAAATATGGCGTGTTGCTGCTCAAGCTGTAACCGGGCCAAAGGATCGACTTTGCTTAATGATTGGTACACTGAAGGCCTGCCGTATTTTACGGAAGAAAGGTTTGATAGAATTACTGCATGGGTCGAGCAAAAATCATGTTCGATAAAGCTACCCAGTACAGAATTAGCTCAACCGTACATCGATAATGACAACTCAATCAGCTGGGTCGCAATCTAAAGAAAAAGAGAAAGAGTTTCTTGGTGGCTACATCAAGGAGCTACAGGATGAGCGGATTGCTGACAAGGGCGATCGAGCCCTTCGTGGAGAAGTCAGTGATGACATCTCAGGAAAAGTTGACAGAGGAGTGCTGAAGGTGTGAGATGGCTGACCGTAAAAAGGCAAAGCAGCTAGCAAAAGAGCACATGAAGTGCAACAAACCTCAAAAAACCCCAGGACATAAGACCAAAAGCCACGTCGTTAAGGCCTGCAAAGACGGCGAAGAGAAAATTGTTCGTTTTGGACAGCAGGGTGTCAAAGGCGCAGGCAAAAACCCTAAGACTGCCAAGGAAAAAGCAAGAAAGGCTTCTTATTATGCCCGGCATAATGCACAAGATAGTAAGCCGGATAAAATGTCAGCACGTTACTGGTCTCACAAGGTCAAGTGGTAGCGCTGGATAGAGAAAAATGCCTATTGTGAGCTTTTTGACTCTGTTCACCGTTGCCTACCTTTCTGGGCTACTTTTTTTAGTAGAAGCTAAAAGTGAGAGAAGCCGCAGGCGTAAGCGTAGGAATCGCTCTAATTGACCATCAATTTAATACTGGTAGGATAGATCCAAGGTAAAGGCTAAAAATGGATGCATTAGGACTCCCCGTGGATGTTGAATTTCAAATCCACGCAGCGTCACTAGCCATTCAGGGCATGGATCGAGATGAACTAGAAGAGGCTTTCGTAGAAATGCTTCATCAAAAGGCTCACGATCGCCAGATGTTCCTATCTATCCTCAAAGATCACGGCATAGATGCCGAAGTCACCTTTAATTACCAAACCTTCGGTCAAATCTCCTAATAACAATGGCAACTCGTACCGTTCAAGGAACTCTTGATACCTTTTCTGTGAATGCAGGCTCTGACGTCACTTACGAAGGCGCTGGTGCTGGCAATGACAGGAGTCAAAATACTCGGGCATTTAAAGTCAATCCTGGCTCCACAGGCGACATCACTGTCTCACTGAATCAGTCCTACGGTGTGATCGGTATGGAGATTTTTCAAGAAGATGACCACTCTGCTGCTAGTGCTCCTACGGGTTACAAGAAAGCCTTCAACGTTGCTCAAGCAGGAAAAGGTAAGGGCGCTGTCGGCGTGACTGTCACCAATGCTGCAAAGGACTACATTGTCCTGTTGACCTTGGACGGTTATTCTGAGGTGAGCTATACCGCTACTGTTGAAGTCCCATAAGAAACAACAATCTTGGAAGGACTACCCCTTTCTTACAGATATTGGTATTGAATTAATTAAGTTGCATGATACGCCTCGTACCTATATAGGTATGGGGCGTTTTGCTGCATATAAAGACTATGGTGAGGCTAATTGGCGCATTGGTTATGACAGCTTAAAGCTAGGTAAGAGACGTGTTGCATACAATGAGAAGGCTCAAAGGGCAGAGATAGAGAAACAGTTAGTTGAGGATCTCAAAGAGTTTTCAAAAGAAATTTCACAATACGTATATGTACCTTTAAACAGGCATAAAAAAGGTGCCGTATTGAGCTTTGCAAGGAGTGTCGGAATACTTGGGTTTAAAAATTCCAAGTTATTGGAATTGATTAATAGACATGCTTCAAAAAAGGAGATTATTTCAGAGTGGAGCCCTTACATAAATAGATATTGGTTGTGTGGAGGAGACAGAATGCGAGATAGACGGAGGGCAGAATTAAACGCCTTTCTCTCTGCCGATAAAGAGATACCCACTTTTACAAAACATAATTGCCACACATCAGTATGCTTACTAAATTTGGCAGAAACATATAACGGCGCACCAAATCAAATTAAAGCAGTTGAATACCTTGAGAAAAAAATTAAGGAGTGGGACCCGACTGGCCATGCTCTTCGCAGGTTTTATCGTCTTTGGAGCCAACCTCCAACTGGTCTAGGGAATCAAGTGCGCTTTGGTCAAGATGTTGAAGAAGATCGATAGCGTCGAGAATTTGAAGGTTGACAGAATATCCGTCTATAAATTTTTCATAGTTCATTAGGTTCTGTCTGTTGGGTTTCTAATGCAATTTTAAGCAATACTAAATATCCAATCAAATCCATTACAACGTCTTCGTCATCCTCTAAAAGATTCTGACCTTTCATGATTCGATTAATTTTATCGTCAATGCGAACCAAAATCTGTTCATGTGCACTGCTTTTACTGAAGACTCTTACTGGATTGATGGCTGAATCACCATATTTGCTGTTCTTATAGAGGAGTAGTTCCTTTACGTCGTCACAGATATTTCGAATACGTGCCTGCGTATCAGTGAGAGTCATTAGAATAGAAAAATGAATAACCAGACACGCCAATCTTACGACATTGATAATCGTCGTGCAGGGACTTATGCCTCTGCCATGGGTGAATCATGGGCAGCTTCTGACAATGAAGGCGGAAATCAGTTTCTTCAGGAGTATTTGGCAAAAAAACGAGTAGACGAGAACCCTAATCTTGATTTTGATAAGTCGCAGGAGGACCGCTTTTTTATAGGCTCATCGGAGTTCTTGAGGCCAGTGCAGACCTTCAGGAATCAATTCAGGGCAAGCCAGTAACTCTTCCTAAGGGCTCAAATATTTGCTTGAAACGAGCAGCTTGATCAAAGCCGTACTCAAGTTTAGGTAAATATGCAAAATAACCCCAAAACATTGGTGTTTTGTTGGTGAAATATCTTTTACCGTGTATCAGCCGTGCACGATCTTTGGGGAAGCACATTGGAAAATCCCATACTTCAGGACAAGTTCGAAGCAATTCAGGATATGTGGTATAGAACAGAGCTTCTGGAATGTTGCGCAGTTTCCATTCACGGTGCAATCTACGGAACCAAATAACGGAAGGGTGCCTGGAATTAACACCGCTTCGAGTGCTCCATCTCCAGCTTCCACGTTTCTTGTTATACGAACACCTGCCGTAAGTCGGTGGGAATAAGTATGTTTTACCTGTCCAAGGGTCTTGGGTGTTCAGCCCATCGTCCTCCAAGGTATAAATTTTTTTCGCCTGTAAAAACTGCATGTTCGCATCATGCGTTGAACAAGGATCAAGGTCAACGTCACCTAATAGTTCATGTATATAAGGTAAATATTCGGCAGGCGTGAGCCAATCCTCGGAAATGTGATAAATTTTTCCAAGGATATTGCGTAAAGACTTCCAGCTTTGCTTTTTCTTCAAAGCATCAAGAAACTGCTTTCTGTATTATCGCGCTTGTAGTGGACCAGCGCCAGTTCGTTTTCGTCTTGGATTAAAAATAAAGATTCTTTATCAGGTTCTATGGTCTCGGCACGACGGATTGCTTTCTGTAGAACCTCAGCAATAGACTCTTGATCTCTGTTGTCTTCCAAGGCTGAAATCAAAGCGTCGACAGGTAGGTAAAACATGCTTTCTTTATCAGCAGCACCAGGCTTGAACACCAGTGCACCTGGACCTTCGAGTCGATAAAATTTTAGATAAAAGTCGCACATATCAGCGCAGATCCGTTCGATCGTCAGCTTGATCAAGGTCTCTTCGGTTTCACCAGTGGCACTAAGCATGAGCTTGCTCAGCATTTTGTTGCGGCGACTTGTCATGGTACGTCCTATATGGATCAATATTAGCAACCTTGTTGTGAAGTCACAGGTTCGGTTGTCTCCTTTAGCTTTATGAAATTAGATAATCCTGCCCGTTTCAGGGTTTCAAGTAATTTAGGAAGTGGCTTATAGAGGACTACTGCTTTTTGCATATTGCCGATTTTTTTAATTAATTTTCCATCTGCATCTCTCAGCTTTGTGAGTTCTCCTTGTCGTATAAGGTATTCAGCCACACACCTATACCTCCGCTTCTCTGCCAAATTGATGTCAGGATACCTGTCACAGATCGTGCTGATTTTCATGTCACTAAAAGTGATCCGAATCTGATCTGCAAGTGACAGGCCGAGAACTATGTCAGATGTGCTTGTTTCGTAACTGCATACCAGCTCGAGATAACGCCTCAGATCTGCTGTTTCGAAGCTGCCGGAAGGGGGTACAAACATCTCTACTTGCTCAACCAAAGAAGGCACTAGCTTGTCTGCGTAGTTATCGATGGTTACAGAGTTGATGTCTAGATCAGTGAAGCGATAGCTTTGGTAGGAGTTAGAGGTTGATTCTTCCGGCTTAAAATCAGTCTTTTCAAGTACATCCAACCAGTCTTCTTCTGGGGTTGTACTCATGGCTAGGTATTTTCTTGATTAATCTTAGCGATTTTTTTGATTTGTGTCTCTTTATTTTTTTTATCCCACTGACTCTTGTGGTCGGCAATAAGAGTGCTGATGAAGTAGTCCTTGAGCAAAGTGAAGTGGTCTTTGAAACTCGTGACCTTAAACCACTGCTTTCCGTAGATGTCTTCCAGCCGTTTTTTTGCCTTTTCTACGGAGCCACCGTAGTTTTCTGCCTCCCAAAGTGAAACAGACATTTTCTTTTGTACAGGTGTCAGGAGAGATTCAAGCTCTTTTATAGACAATGAATGCAGTAACTCGCTAAACTCTTGAAGGAAAGGGTATTTTGTATTATGCGCCGCCCCATTACTTACGCCGAACTCTTGTTGCTCTGCATCTTTGTCCCTGTTGGCTTCTTCGGAGCCGTTCAATTGCATGAGTTTGTGACAGATAGAATCAGTATAGAAGTGCGTTTTAAGTAGAGCAATGGGTTCTCGGCCAAGTAGACCTACCATTGAAGTTCCGAAGCCGGTTGCATATCGAACCGTAGTACCTGAAGCAGATTTTCGGGCAGCAGATGAATATCTAGATTATCTTAGCGGCGAAGAAGATAAATATATAAACCTTGAGTACAAGACCTTAGGGAATCCGGAGAAACAGGCTTATGACGATCGTGTTGATCGCATGTTTGAGCTTGGTTCGTATAATGCTTCCCTGCCCAGTGACGACCCAAGGGCGAATTTCAGTATTGATCCAAAAATTAGAAAGGGTCTCTTTGGCGCTTTTGAAGATTCTAGAAGAGATGTGAACCGCGCTAGGAAGAAATTTGAAAAGACGCCACAAGGTGGCGGCAAGCCTAATAAAGACAAAGACAAAGGGAGCGGGAGAAAAGGCAATCTTTCGGATTACATGCGCTTTTTGGCAAACTACGACCACAAAAAACGTGGAGCTGGGTCCCAAAAAGGCACTGCGCGTTTTAGTGGCTTAGATGTTCGCTTCGTGACAGATGCCGCCAAAAAATACAATATTACAGATAAGGAAAGAAATAAAGCTATTATTGATGCTACAAAGGGGTATAAAGAGGAAGGAGTCAGGATGGGAGGCAAAACTGCAGATCAATTAGAGAAACTGAAGAAAGGTGGAAGCAAACATGTGGAAGCTAAGAAAAAAGCAGAGGATCGTAAAAAACAAGGATAAGAAGAAGGACAAAGACAAGGATAAGAACGATAACGTGTTTACCGGTAAACCTTCGGCATATGCCGGAAAAGGAAGAGCTCCCTGGCAGAGATAATTAATTAATCGAACCGAAATCTAAAAAGGCAACAGCGTTATTTGATACCAAGTCAAAGTTAACCGACTCGTCGGAGCTTTGTTGTGTGAGTCTAAAATCAGTCACTTGCACATTTACTGAGATTGAATAAGTCGTTTCTAGATACCTAATATCGTTAGTTATTAAGAAGAGATACTCGCCAGGCGCTAGTCTGGTGCTGGGGTAATCTTCTAATCGCAGCTCTTCTTCGTTGTAATCAATCGAACTTTGGGGACTGACGAATCCTAAATTATTGATAGGAAGCTCTTCCCTCCTGTTATCCGGCAGGATTTGATATATAGCCAGAAGCGTATTTCTATTAGTGTTTTGTTGGTAGCTGAACTGATCCAGTTCTTGCGTAAATTGAATTGAGCGTGGCGATGTCAGGCGAATTTTATAAAAAGTAGTTTGCTGTCTTGAAAGTCCGCCGTGATTACTGGTCAGTGGCACCGAGCGAAATACAGCAGAGAAATTGCCCAAATCAATAGGATTATATAAGCTATCTCCACGCTGTGCAGGACGGGGATCAGATCCATAGTAAGAGGTTGGTCCATATGCAGTAGGGCCTGTACCACCGGTTGGATAAGCTTCAACACTTCCAAGGTTGTAAAATCCAGAGTTACTGGGAATTGTCGTTAGAAACCTCGCCATCTTCCTCGTTTAGTCCAATAAACAGACCGTTAGTCCGTCCGGATTTTTGATACTTTTCTTCCATAATTATAGCTCGCTCAGGGTAGAACCCTTCATCCTCAACTGTTTCAATTAACTCGTAGCTCAAATTATTTACCATACAGCGGAGGTCTGAGTCGGCTTCACCAAAATCTTCTTGCCAATCACCCCAGTGCATTTCACTGCCAATAACGACACATGCAGCCCATTTACGAGTACCAGGCCGCCAATCGCTTGGCAAGATGCTAGCTCTCTTGTGGGTTGGTTTTTTTGAAGTGCTCGAAGATGTTGACATAATTTAGTTGAATGGTTTCAATTTTAGGCGGCTCAGACACACCGTCAAGTCCTTTCGCGATCAAGTGTTTGGGGTTACAGCAAAACTTTTCACAATCAGGTTTTGTGTGGATGCGGTATTTACCTGTATATCCACGGCTCAGCCAGTACGCAACTCTCATTGCAGACTGTGAAGGACTGTTGTGAAACGGTGACGGGCAATAAGCAACTGATTCCGTGCCACTTTTTTTTGTAGCGCCTAGCCACGGCCAGCATTCGTCTTCACCTTTTACATCCACTTGGTCCCAAAACCGTTTTACGGTCCAGTACCAGCGGTAATCAAATTTAGTCACGTCCACAGAGCAGTGGCCCTCTTTTATCTGCTCAATGCAGTCGAGGCATTCACCCATGTGGCCAAAGCGCCCCTTGTGACCTGTTTCACCATTGCGATGCCAAGGGCATTCGAGTTCGTTCGTCACGTGATATTCGAGTTGATACCGCCTGACCTCTTCTGGATAGTTTGTCAGCAGATTCGCGACAAGGGCTTCGAAGTAGTCCCAGCTTTCCTCAAGATTAGGCTGCTCACCGTCTAAATGCACACTTCTATATGTGGTGCCTGACCTTATCTTTTGAACTTTGTGATAGGGCAGTCCCAGCTCCTCCGCTAAGTGCTTGGTAGAGATGCGTGAATCAGCTGTTTTTATTGAGCTCAGGATGACTGGGTCGATTTGAAGGCCTTTGCGCTGCTGATTTTCAAACATCACGTCCGCTCTGGTCCCGTAGTAGTAATGAGATGGGTTTAGGCAGAAAGGATCAGTGCAGGTGTGCCGCCTCACGATGACGGTCTGGTTCGTGGACGGATACTGGCCCAGGAGGGATAACAGCAGGGGCCTGGCGTCTTGAGCTCTGTAGTGGAGGTGGTTGCGCTTGCTGTTGACAAAGCCAGCGAACAGGACGCGAGGGTTCCCAGCGAGGCTCCAGCAGCTTGTACGCCCTCTTGACCTACTGAAGAGCTGTGCAGCCTTCGCAAAAACGATGAGATCACTGGCCACAAGGCCCGATTCAGCGAAGAAAGCGACCTCACGCATTTGGGGTGCATGTCAGAGTGGCCCAAAATTAGGCTGAAATCGCCTGCCCTGCAACGAGTTTGGGGAATAATCACCAAAAACGATTTTAGGACCGTACTTTTACTTACTTCTAAGGAGTAGGAGCCTAGGGTCTTGGTAGTGAATTTTTTAGCTACCAAAGACCTAGACCCCGTCCCTATACGCCTAAGTGAAAACCCCCTTCTAAAAAAGTAGTTTGGTAATTATTCCTGAAACAAACTGCGCTGCAATGGATGTCAGCGAAAAATACCGGGCCACTTGGGCCTACCCCATACTTAAATGTTAGCTACTTTCGCGATTTTGACGCTTTGAAACTTTGTAATAGTTCTCAAATACTTCGGCAAAAGAAACGGCGTTGTCGAAAGAATGTGCGTAATGGCATATGCCACCCGCTGCAGAACATGTCAGATATTTGTAATCTTTGCAGCCGTTTACCGTGGTGACCGTTGTTCCATTAGGAAAAATTTTGATCAGATCCATCTGATTGCTGGCTAATGTTAGTATTGTAGGGAGGATTATTTTTTTAAAAGTGAGCACTTACGAGCAAAACCGCAGGCGTTTGCGGAACAGATCAGGATCTGGTGATCCATTAGCAATGGATAAGCTTGGTGCAAAATATTTGTTAAATGAGTTTGTAAAATTGTTCACGGAGGGCAAAACACCTTTTGTTAGCCCAGAAGACGTCGAGAAAGAGAAGGATAGACGTGCCTCATTAGGTTTGGATCCAGATTATCGGGATGATCTTGTTGCGGATTTGCTCGCGCCTCAGAATGTAGAAGGAAGAGAGCAGCGTATTCAAGAACGCCTTGAGCAAATTGGACAAAGCAACTTGCCTCCGGCAGCGGCACAGCAGTTTGATAATACTCTTGCAGGTCAGTATCAACGGTATTTCGAAACTCCAGAATTTGATGGCGTTTTCGGTGCAGGGGCTAGAGGGACCGGAGCACCTCAAGATGCAGCTGCAATGGAAGTATTAGGTAACCAGATTAGAGCACCTAAGAAAGATACCAACATTGCCTCGATGTATGCAGCTCAGAGTGCAATGGGCCGTGTTAATCAGGATAAAATTCAAGAC